ACACCTGCATTGATTAGTGCTGTGCCTACGTCTACCATCTCGTTAATAGTACGAGCCTGAGAGACAATAAGATTCTCTGTGTCTACCCCAAGTTTCTTAGCCCATGCCTCGTCGTATGACATCTCTGCATCGATCCAGGCACAAAGCTTTCCATCTGCCTGTGCAAGACCAACCATCTGTAGGCATAGCGAGGACTTGGCGGAAGACTTGCTTCCCCAGATAAGAACCTGACGACCATACGGCAGTCCACCACCCAAGGCACGATTTAGACCGTAGCTAGGGGTAGGCTGAAATTCAGTTTTAAACCCTGCACCGTTGCTTAGACGCTTCCTGATGCGTGGATCTAGCTGTGCTAGTGCTTCTTCCATAGTTGTCATTAGATAGCCAACTTGTCTAGCTTCTCTGGAATGTACCCTGCCCAGCTGTCGTCGTCTGTGACCACTACAGGTGCTGAACGATATCCCAAACTAATCAATTTGTCAAGAGCACGAATGTCGTTGGTGATATTAACTGTGCTATATGGAACGTCTAGTTTGTCTAGGTGACGTTTGGTAGCCTCACATTGAACGCAGTTGTCTTTTGTGTATACTGTTACTGTCATTAGAATTTTACTCCGTGCTTTTCTGGTCGTGTTTTGTTAAATGCTGTCTTCTTTTCAAACGCTTCGTCGAGAGAAACGTGTGTGTATTCAAATTCACGCAGACCTGCATATAGGTCAAGTGTGCGAATAAGAATGTCTGCCATCTCGTCAGCAATGTCCTCTGGACCTTTTGACTTACGGATAGCCTCCATAACCTCTACAGCTTCTGATACAATCATCATCAACTGCTTGGTCATAAAGATATCAACTTGTTCTTGAGATACATTGTTTACTACTGGATCCCAAAATCCTTTTTCAACTGCTACCTCGTGCAAGTGTTCTGTTATTTCATCAAACATCGAATACATCCTCCATTATTGTTGTTCCGTCTTTTGTTTTACCAAAAGAGAATTTATATACATTGCCTTCCTTAATCTTCATATACGCTTTAGGAAATGAAGTTGGGAAGATTGTGATTGAGTGCAGTTCTCGTGAAGAGTCTGCCACCACCATTGATGCCATTTTTTTACCAGCCTTAGTCATGCGTGGTCTAAATGACACAACCATAAATTGGTCGTCTGTATATGGTAGCATACGGTAGTTAAGAATCTTTACAAGACCTGAATCATTACCCTTGATTTCATCTGCAGGGATTGCTGTAACAATTCTATTGTCACTTGCAAGGATAAGGTATGTACGTCCTGCCTCAACCTTAGACTGCTCTTCATCAAAGATACCGATAGCACCTGTCTTGTCTAGTACCTCTACTCGTGACCAGCCCTTACCTCGCTTGATACCCTTGACGATACCCATAATTACATAGGCTCCCTTTTCCTCATACTCTTCAACGTCATTAATAAATGCGTGATAGTGCTGTGGAATTGATGTGTTGAACTCTGGTAGGTTCAAGTACTCGTAAAGGTTCTCACGAATCTCTTCATCATTACGAGGCTGGTCGGGGAAGGTGGCAGCACCGATTAGTCTTAGTGCTGACAATGCACGAGAGTTAACTCCGTTACCCTTGCCAAACGAGAACTCTTCTAGATCTTTGTAAGAGTTGAAGGGACGAGCAGCAATATACTTCTCTGCAATGTTATCGCTAATAAACTTGATACCACTGAGACCGAATCGAATACCCTTGCCCTCAATCTTGAAGTCAGCATCTGAATCGTTGACGTGTGGCAACTTGATTGGGATACCCATACGCTTCGCTTCAATCAGGTATTCTGTACGAGCATCCTTGTCCTTCTCGTTCTTGAGAAGTGCAAACATAAACTCAATTGGGTAGTAATACTTGAGCCAAGCAGTCCAGTAGGATAGCGTTGAGTACGCTACAGCGTGTGACTTGTTGAATGAGTACCCAGCGTGAGCCTCAAAGTCGTGCCATAGTTCTTCTGCTACTTCTGGGCGAACGTGCTTTGAAGCACCCTTGACAAATCGTTCCTTGAACACATCGAACTCACGAGCATCCTTCTTCTTACCAATGATCTTACGAACCTTGTCAGCTTCAGCCATCGACATACCGCCAAGTTCTGTACAGGCAAGCATAACCTGCTCTTGGTACAAGACACAGCCGTATGTTTCATTAGTAAATGTTTTCATCTTTTCATGCAAGAATGTAATGCGTTGCTTACCGTGCTTACGAGCAATATAGTCCTTACCAATGGTGTTCATAGCACCTGGACGAACAAGAGCGTTAGAGGCTGCAAGCTCTGCAAAGTTCTTAACACCCATCTTAACCAGCAAGTTGGTATATGGTGTGGCTTCACACTGGAAGACACCCTTAGTGAATCCGTCAGATAGCATGGCATAGACATTCTTATCTTCCATGTCAAGCTTAAGGAGATCGATATCCTTGCCCTCACGGTCTTTGATAATTGCAAGTGTGTCCTGCAAAACAGATAGTGTCTTAAGACCAAGTGCATCAATCTTAATTAGACCAATACGCTCTGCCTCTGTCATGTCTACCGCAACGACAGGAATACGCTCTTTGGTTCCTGGTGCTGTACGAGTCTCCATTGGAGCAAACTTAAAGATAGGCTCCTTTGATGTGACAACACCTGCAGCATGGATACCAGTACCACGGATACGACCACGGAGTTGCTCTCCATACTTCTCAATCTCTGGATACTTTTCACGGAACTCTGCTGTGGACTGTGAAGTACAGTAGTCGTCCCAAGTATCAACAAGCTTCATAACCTTATTAACGTCAGGGAGTGGGATGTTAAGCACACGAGCAATGTCTCGCACCACACCCTTATCCTTGAACTGCAAGAACGTAGCAATAGAGGCAACGTGACGGTACTGGCGAACTAGATAGTCCTTGACTTCTTCACGTCGTGTGTCTTGAATGTCTGTATCAATATCTGGGAAGTCATTACGTTCTGGATTGATAAATCGGAAGAACAGCAGACCGTGTACGATAGGGTCAATGTCTGTAATGCCAAGTGCATAGCAAAGAAGTGAGCCAGCAGATGAACCACGTCCTGGTCCAACCATAATGCCTTCCTTCTTAGCCCAGGAAATCATAGAACGCACAACAAGGAAGTATGGACCAAAGTTCTTGTCCTTAATGATCGTCAGCTCCTCGTTAAGACGGTCAATATATTCCTGGTTCTGATCTAAGCCTTTAGCCTTTAAGCCCTCCAGAGCGAGGCTGAGGAGCTCTCCGTCTGGGTCCTGGTACTGGACAGGCAGCAAGTCACGATAGTCTTGGATATCATAATCCTCAATCTTGTTTACAATCTCAAGGGTTGCTTCATACATATCCTCACGGTCAATGCCTTGTGCCTTCATTGCATTATGCATCTCTTCATCTGACAAAAGGTGAATGTCGAACTTGTTAAATGACATCTGGCGGTCTTCACCATAGAGATAGTCAAGCTTATCCATAAGGTTGTCATACTTCTTTGTACCGTTGTAAGTTGCATCGCCAACAGTCTTGTTTGAATATGAGTTAAGGATTAGTTTAAGTTCCTGAATTTCTTTCTGGCTAGTGTCAGAGTGGTGGCAGTCAGGTGTGACTACAGGCTTGATACCGAACTCGTCTGCAAGCTCAAGAAGCATCTTATTAACTTCAGCAGGGTTATGTGGCATTACCTCAATGTAGTAGTCGTCACCAAATGTTTCCTTACACCACTTGATGTGTTCTTTAGCATAGGCTAGGTTGTCTGATTCAATTGCTTTAGCCAATACCCCAGACAAACAGCCAGAGGTAACTACAAGACCTTCCTTGTACTTCTCAAGGATTTCCCAGTCGATACGTGGCTTCTTGTAGAAGCCTTCTGTCCAAGCAAGTTCATTAAGCTTATTAAGATTCTCAAGACCTTTTGTGTTCTTTGCAAGAATAATAAGGTGATTATAGTTGAGATCAAGGGGGTCGTTCTTGTCCTTCTTGTCTGTGTGGTCTAAGCGATCTTTAGTGATGTACCCCTCAATACCAAGAATTGGCTTAATGCCAGCTTCCTTGGCAGATCGATACAGCTCACGGTGTCCTGAAAGACTTCCGTGGTCTGTGATAGCGATGGCTGGCATTCCCAGTGCAACTGCACGGTCCACATATTCCTGTGGGGTAGCGATGCCATCAAAAAGCGAGTAGTGAGTGTGAACATGAAGCCCAGCGTAACTCATAGAGTCCTTACGTTAGAAATGAAAAATTTAGAGTGGGCAGTTTAATGTGTTTGCCCAGCACAGTCTTTATTACCAGTCAGTGTTAGTTGCTGAGGTAATTGATGGAGCATCGAAACCGAAGTAGAATGCTTCCTGTTCAGCGTAAGGAATCTCACGAAGAACTGATTCGAGGTTGTGTGCCTCTACAGAAGACCAGTCGAAAGGCTCTGTGTCTGGTCCCTTGGGAAGAAGTGTGTAGCTGGTTTCAGTTCCCTGACCATTACGCTTAATCTTCCAGACTACGTTTGAGATACCCTTGGTGTCGTCAAAGTATTCCATCAATGTGGGTACTGCAGACTGCTTCGAGATACCCTGCGACCATACAGCCACGTAGGGGTCTTCAAGACCGTCTTCAACGAGGACGTTGCAGTAGAAACGGTTACGTGCTCTCCAGCCAGACTTAGGCTCCTTACGAGCCATTTCACAGCCGTAGCAGCGACCTTCCGAATCAATTGTACAAGCAGCCTTACGCTTGTAGTCCTTTGGGTTGGTGTGCTCTGCAAATACACAAGCCTCTCCACGACTTTCATCGTAGTAGGGTGAATCTGCATCTAGTTCTTCTACAAATCGAATTGTAGCAGACTGTCCATCGGCAAGCTTAAGCCAACGAACCTTTGTACCTTCGTACTTTGGTTTTTCGAGTAGGGCGTTTAGATTTTTAAGTCCCTTAATTGCACTCATAGTTTTCTCCTTGTTTTGTTGAGGTTATCAGTTTAGCATAGACATGATGGTTTTGTCAAATGCAACATCCAGTTTTGCAATATCTTCATCCGTCATATCTCCGATATCCTTGTATTGTTTTTCTAGTGTGATTACGGATACACGAGAGCCAAGCTTATCAATAATCTTTGACTTCATGTTTCCTCCTGCTTCGTCATTATCTGCAATAACGATTATGTTATTGAAATACTTCTTAAGCAATTCAATCTGTATGTTGGATACGTTAGAACCTAGAGTTGCTACCGCTGGAAATCCAACTTGGTCAAGGCGTATGGCATCGAAGGATGATTCGACTACATATACCTTGTCTGCTGTTTTTACCCTATGCAGGTTAAACAGAAGTTTTGACTTAGGCATTCCTGGAGTGTTCTTAAACTCCTTGCCTTCAATGGAACGACCCACAAACCCGATTGACATACCGTCTGGGGCTTGTACAGGAATAGTTACCATATCCTGTTTCTCGGAGAATCCAAGAGCAAACTTCTTTACTGATTGCTCTGTCACCATTCGTCCTGAGAAGTATCGCATTGCACGAGGTGACTCTAGTGCTTGTGTGTTTAATCTTTTAATTAACAGATCGTCAAACTGCACATAGTCTGGCTTTGTGTAAAGCTTGCGATTTATGTCTGCTGTAATGTCTGACTCTGTACCCTTGGATTTAATGAAACGAACTGCTTCAAAATATGTTCTACCAGATGTTTTAATCACTAGGTCAACTAGGTTAGAGACGTGGTGACAGGAAAAGCAAAAGAACGTTCCGTTCTGTTTATCAACTTCACCAGCAGGTGAACGTGAGTTATTATGGAATGGGCAAAAGATAATGTAATCTGAATCTACTTCTGATTCAATATCTATGCCCGATCCTGCAAGGACTCTTTTGATTTGCTCTTGTGTGTAGGAACTATTTCTGTTCCGTCTATTCCTGTTATCCATTGTGTTTTGTTTTTTCCTAAGTATGTTCCATATAGTGATAATTGAAATTCAAAGATTTCTTTCTCGTGGTTATAGAATATTGTAAAGTCTGGGTCAATGTCTAATCTGGGTGCGTACCCAGTTAAAATCATCTCAGTCTTTAATAGTCTAACATATTCCTGCTTTAGCCTTGGCATTGCTGCCTCGTCGTGAATAATGCCATCTAGACCAAATCTCTTGATTGGTTTGTGATGTTGATTTTGCATACTCCATTATAACTAGTTATCTTCAAAATCTTTATAACGGTAGGTTCCCTTGTCAAAATCAGCCTGAACCATGAACTCACCCATAAATCCATTACGGTTCTTACGGAACACACACTCAATAACATCTGAGTTTGTGCCACGACCAAGAGCCATAACCCAGTCAGCATCATAAGCAATCTGACGTGACCACGCTGTTTGACCAAGTGTAGGGACAGTATCTAGCTTATTAACATCGTCAGGTGTGGCAGACGAGATAGCAATGATAGGGACTTCTTCAGAGATAGCCATAAGCTTTAGTTCACGAGAAAGGTTCTTCATACGAACAGTCTCATTGTCTGACTTCTGGTTAGGTGACATTAGCTGTAGGTAGTCTACGATTACAAAGTCTGGCTTGTACTGATCGATCTTCCCTCGCATAACTGATGGTGTAACCTCTCCACCAGAATCATTAGAGATGATGTGGAACTCAGGCTTACCCTGAAGATTCTTTTGATGCCAAGACTTAAGCATATCTAGCTCTACCTGACCAGAGGATAGCTTACGGTGAGACCAAAGACCTTCACCCATAATTGTATAGACACGGTTACGAACCTCTGTCTCGCTCATTTCAAGGCTTACGACCATAGGTGACTTACCCTGCTTCCATGCCTGTACAGCAAAGTACAAAGACAACCACGACTTACCAATACCTGGATAAGCAAGGAATACTCCAAGCTGTCCTGGCATAATGCCAGCAGGAAGATAGTTGTCAAAGCCTGGCAGACCAGTCTTAATGCCAATCTGACCTAGTTCGTTTTGCTTCTGTACATTCTCATAGTATGCAATCGCGTTGTCGATGTCAGTAACATCGATATCACGAATTGAGGCAGTGTTTTTCTTAAGCTCTGAAGTCATTTGAATAAGTGATTCAAGTGCTTCTGTACCCTTGCCAACCTGAACATCTGCAGCAGTATTGCGTAGGATATCCTTGAGACTGTCGTTAAGGTACTCTGCCTGGAGTTCTTCTAGGTGATGCTTGGTTGCACCAACACCATCAACAGGGTGGAAGTCACGGAACTTATCTACTACAAGGGTAACAGGTGGGACAGTGCCGTTATGCTCAGAGTAGTTCCTAATAAACTGCCATATGTCATTGTGAGTGCGAAGAATGTTTTCCACGTTGGCTTGTAAAAGTACGTGTACCTGCTTGTCTTCGAGTACTGCTGAAATAAGTTTTGCTTCTGAATCATTCACTTAGCCACTTCCTTGCTTGTTCACGGCGGATTGCCCTATCATTTTGATCATTCTTGTGCATTTCTTTTGCGGAGATAATGTTGTCTGCATAGTTTGCAAAGTACTTCCACGTTGGGGTTTGTGCTACATCAAAGTAGTATTCTAGCAAGTCATAGCACATTGGCAAACCATAAGACTCAATTAGTGCATCAGCAGACCACTGCTCTACGTTTAGATTTAGTAATGGCTTCATCTCGTGCTTTATGATATAAAGCTTGGAGTATCTGCTGAGCAAAGCCATTCGGTCTTTGCGTTCAGCCATTACTTGCTTTCGATCTCGTCTTTAGATTCGTTAATCTTTTCAACAAGTCGTGCTTCTACAAACTCGTACACACGGTCAAATGCCTGTTGTACGGTTTCTCCTTCACGACGTGAATCTTCAACGCCTAAGTCGATGCGTAGTGATTGAAAGTTACCAAGATTGAGCGTATAGCCCAATGCAATGTTAATCTTTGTGTTTTCGTTTTCCATCTCATACCCTCCAGTTAAATACTTTCAGACCAAACAGGAACAAACCTGCCGTCTTCAGTTCTCGTATATGTCAGTATACCATCTCCCATACGTCTTGTCAACTCTTGTGGCGAAGGCGTAATGTCGTTAGTAACCAACTTGTCTTTTCTTGGTCTACCGATGTGGTAGGTAGCAAGTATATCACGAATGTCACGCACTTGTGATTCTGAGTAATAGCATCTAACCTGCCAGCCACGCTCTCCGCCCTTCTGAGCACCCATTGGCTCAGGTATTACTCCACGCTTCATTAGGCTTGGCATATACTTTTTGTGTCTGTTTACAAGGATTGCTGTCTCTCCTACTGTGTAGGCTCTTTCACGATTACGCTTAAAATCTGTAACTAAACAGCTCTCTACCTGATCTTTAATAATATTGTATACCGACATAATTCCGTTAGATCTATTAAAGTGGTAGATACGAACAAGGTCACCATTTAAAAACCAAACCTTTTTGCTGCCTGGGATTATTTGGGCAGAATTATAGGTGTCTCTGTCCATTAGACAGGAATGCCAATGGCAATAAGGTTGACTCGTACAGCAGCGGTTCCTGCTTTTTCAAACTTAATAATTCCTTCAACCATGCTTGTGCTGACCTTTGTAAGAATTACTGTAGAACTCTTAGTTGCCTCAGTGTTGCTTTCGCCAATGGTTTCTAATGATGTAGACACAATTGGTGGATACTTAAATGCCCTGTCAAATGTATAGGTAAATGGCTTGTCATCATTTGTCTTTACGCTGTCATTGTCAATAACATTTATGAATCCAGCGACAGTTCTTACGTCACTTGAACGGACACTGCTAATGTTTTCTTTTGCAGTTTGTATTGAAGAGTATGAAGAAACGCGAAGCCCAATCTCGTTCCATAAATTATTAATCTCTTCAATTATTCTATAAATTAAAGATAGATCAAATGGTTGACCTCTATTTGGAAGTGGAAGTTTCATACTATTATTATATCAGACTAGATTTCTACTCTTGGAGTTCTTGCAATTTCAAGAGCCGTGTCTAACTTTTTTTCAACACCTTCAAGCTGAACTATAACCTTTACTCTGTTATAGATTGCAGCGGAGTTGATTGAAACAGTAGGTGGAACAACCTTAAAAGTATAAGACTTTTGTGTTTCTCCAGTGCCAGGATATGTAGTTAAAAGACTATATTGAGTAGACTGCTGCCTGATACTTGCATTCGTCCCTATTCCAAAATAACCAGCGGTTACAGCTGTGTTGCTCAATGTATTGCTAGAGTCTCCAGTATATCTAATGTAGTATGGAGTTGATGTTGTGTTAATTTCAGTAATAGTCATATTTACACCATCTAGGGCATTGTTTATGCTAACCACGTCGATTAAATCTCCAACACTAAATTTTGCAAGTTCTTGTGGAATAAAAGCTGATGATGCCGTTGCCGCTAAAAAATAAATAGTTTTGGTGGTTGTGACAGAATTAATGGTTGCATTATAATCTGCAATATCTGTGTAAGTTGAAACAAACAAATCATAGTTAGATGTATTTGAATCAGACCACTGCATTTCAAATTTTGTTGCTGTTGCTGCAGTAAGTGAGTTTGTAGTTGCATTAGTCTTAGTTGGTCCATCAATATAATAAACTGGAGACCATGCGGTGGACTGATTAAGATCTGATGACTTTACTTTATATCTAAGGGCAAGCTTATTTCCTGGAAGTCTTGGTGGGAATGATACTGTCGATATCTTTGCCTCAAAGATTTCTTGACTAGCCACTATATCTCGCCACCAGTATCTAGGGCAAATTTAAATTCTACAAGATTATTTGTATTTGTTTGTTTTATTAGTGGATAATTTGTAATTGATGCTCCATTAGAAGATACCGCTGTTTCTGCAAGCAGAGAATATCCAGTAAGTCCGTATAGTGGATTTGCAGTAACAGACGATATGTTTTCAAAACGGAGTCCGTCTAATGCTATCCAGTGATTTCCTAAAAGCTCTGTAACTGTGCCACCATCTGTTAAGTTAGATCCTATGTCTGAGCCTGTTATTGAATATGTAAATGCTGTTGCATTTACGTTTGTTGCAACTTTATACAAACCGTTATAGCCAGTTCTTCCAGTTATTAAAACTGAATCCCCTGCCAATAAACCATGTGCAGTGGATGTTGTTATTGTGGCTACGTTGCTTGAAAGAACTGATGCAGAGACATTTGTTCCAACATTAGCAAAAGCTGATGCAAAAATTTTAACAGTGTTTACAGAAGACCATTGAAAGTTTGGAGTTGTTTTAAGTTCTGACAATGATTTTTGGACAACATAATATTGAGTGTTTGCATTATTTGCTTTTAGGTCTGTTGAATTTAACGAAAATTGCATATTGGCATATTCGCTACTTCCTAATGTTTCAGAGTCTGCAAATTGAACAATTATATTAAGACCACCTATTTGTGAATATTGCGTGGAATTTGTAGGTTCTGTAACTACTGAAAATGCTAATTTTAATACATCGTCTGCAGAGTTTTTATCAAATGAGAATGACAGGTTTGTGTGATGAATATGCGACTGATTTTCTGGGAAAGAGTCATTCTCATAAATTGAATATATTGTAGGAGAAGTATTTATTGCTGATGTATTTCCCCTAAGCATTAGTGTCTTTGATTCAAATCTTGGTTGTTCTTTTGATGTCATTCTGTAATAACTGTTAAAGATTGGATCGAATGAATTAACTAAAATAAAATTATCCGCTGTGCTTATATTCATTGCACCGTTTGCATGTCCTGCACCACTTACATAAGAAACTGATTTTTCAACAACATCGGAATGATATTCCCAGTTTTCTGTATCAGAAAAATTAAACAATATTTTGCTGTCGATGGTACTTGCTATGGGGTTACTTCCAGAAGGATAGATTCCAATTTCTGTCATTCCGTACTGCTCAAGGTTTGGGAGCTCTGCAGTAAATACAATTTTAGTTAAATTATTTTCATTAACAATTCCACGAGAAATAATTGGCACTCTAAACATTTCAAAATCTAGTGAAGGTTGATCTATAAAGGTTCTGCTAACTGTTACGTCAACTAGTGTTGGAGGTGGTGAAGGTACTGTAAGTTCTGATAAGGATAGAGCAAATGTTCCTGAGTAGGGTGCTGGAAATCCTAGCACGGTATAAACACCATTTATCTGTGCATTTCCATTAATATAAACTTTATCTCCAGGGCTTAATCCATGATCACTTGATGTAGTAACTTCTGTATAGTTAAACTCTCCCTCAGAAGCCGCTGCTATAGACGATATATATTGAAAAATATTTTGCACTGGGTTAGCTCCACAGCCAATAGCAATGTATCCAGCGTATCCTGGAGCTTGATTTACCAAGTATTTGGCAAGTACGTTTTTACCTTTTGTTGTAAGCATATTTATATCCCTCCAAATATTATACCATCTGCAACGTTGGCATATGCTAAAAATTGAATTTCTATGCTGTCAGTATCTCTTACGTTTGCTAGTCTAATAACGATTGTGTCTGTAACATCATCTAGCTCTACAAGATTTATTGTCATGTCCTGTGGAATATAAGTTTCTAGCGGCATACTGAAAGAAGAAAATGTATTTCTTGTACCGTCAGAAAAGGTAATTGGATCTTTTTGAATATAGGATGTTCCAGTTCCTGGAGTGGCACTGTATTGCTGGTTCAGTGGACTATTTACAAAATCTGATCTTGAAACGTCTAAAATTTCTTGACCACCAATTTCGGCAAAGATGAAGTCCTGCATAACCTCTGCCGATAGTTCATCCTGACTAAGAATGATATCTGGTCGTGCTGCTTTTACTCCACGATTGTCTCTAGCATACAATGGTTCTGGTAAAAATATATTATTAGCTAATGGAGTTTCTTTTTTCTTTCTTCTTGCCATTATGATACCTCACTTATATATATTGTCATTTCTGGACCATTTTCATTCTTAACATACTCAATATTGTATATTACAAATCGTTTAGACGAGTCAGCAATTTCATCAATAAGATCTCCGTGAGTGTTTCTAGTCTTGTAGTTAATTGTAACAATATCTCCAAGTTGTAGTGTTGGCGTTGGAAAGATTGACAAGCCTATTGATAGTCTTGGGTCTAGCATTTTTTCTATTAACCAACCCATTAGTTCTTCTGCCTGGTCTGCATCTTGTACGTATGTTGCATCGATTGAAAACTCTTTGCGTCCGTTTGTTACACGACTGTTTTTTATAAGTCTTAAATTCTTTGCTGCAGTATTGGGATTATCCATTGAGCTTTCTAAAACAGAATTGTTAAAGTCTGGATTTGACAAATCACTCTTTGCCTTTAGATGTTCATCAAGCGTTAACTGGCGGTCTGACTCTTGCGTAAATGTTACACCTAGAATTCTAAGATAGTTACCGCTTGTTTCATCTAGATTAACAGCTGAGTCAGTTGTGTTGAATATTAAGAACTCTGCACCATAGGCATTTCCGATGTACCCAGAAACAGCGTACCCCTTTAGTTTGTTAAACGTTGGTGCAATTTTTGAAATAAATGCAGGGTAAGCCTTGTCATATCTAAAGTTAAAGTAAGCAGCCTCTCTCATAATTGTTCCAAATTCTTCAAAATACATTTTGTAGTCTGGTTGATGGAATGGACTAATACCACTTATGTATGTTGCCTGTACAGCATTACTTACAGAATACTTTCTAAATGAATTATCAGTATCTGTTTCTTCGTTAAAAAGTGATGCAGATCTCAGTGGAGCATCCTGGAGGCTAACGCCATTTTCAGAAACGTTTTGACCAACTGCATAAATGTTTTCAAACATTACCTTGGATGTGCTTCTAACAAATGGGGCAATGCTATTTACCACTGGGAGTGGCGATGGGTCTACTACTGTCCCAATTAGTTTTTGATTGAGGTATAAGTAAAACTTTCTACCCTCACTAATGTCCTCGTACTCAACCGCTAAGTCATAGACACTAGGGTTTTGCTCTCCCTTTAGTCTTTGTTGACCAGTAAACTTTCCATCATCAACTACGATGTTTGCAAGACCCTCCCACAACTTATATGGCACTGCCTTGTTCTTACTGCTGTAGGTTGCAACAGCATTTAAACCAGACAAAGAAATACTTTGTGTAGATGTTGCTGCAGCCCCCTTTACTGTAAACTTGTTGGAGTTTGCTGTTAGGACTGTGTACTCTTGTTCATATGAGCTGTAAGTCGTGCCGTCTATTGCTACCGTTACAATATCTCCAGGCTTGAAAGAGTTTTCTGCAATAAAGACTATCTCTCGTGATCTATTTGTTCTTTTTATTTTTGTTAAACTAGCACTTGATTTGGTTACTGTTTTATAGAACATTACATTTACAACGCCATCGTCAACTGCATACTGCTCTACGTTTGATGCATTAAGTGCAGCGATTTCAAAGAAGTAGCCACGACTTCTTTTTTCATCAATCATAAAACCTATGCCACCAGATGATGCAGCAATTGTTTTTTGTTCGTTAGAATTTTTATTAGTAACTGTAACTACTGGATTAGAGCCATAGGGAGTTTGAGTACTGTGATCGTTATTATCTAGTCTTCCAATAATTCTTAGCCTACCGCCAAAAAGTTTTGGATTTATTACATCATCGTCTGTCAATGTTTTCTTAATATATGATATAAAGTCTTGTGGCTTTCCGTATGTTGGCTTTGATTTAGATCCAGTCATAATTAAAGCAGAAGACTGTACTGTTCCTGTTTGTGTAGACTTTAAAGAATTTAAAGTGTCTTCGGAATAATAAGCAGAAGAAAGCATGTTTTTAATAATTCCAGTTCTTATTGTTTCCTTTGCTACAGTTTTTGCTGCTGTTTCTGCATCGGCTGGATCTCCCTTACCAATACCCTCTGTTGTAATTGGATCACTTAGCAATAATTCTTTTGCCTTAATCCCTTTTCCACTAATGTATATTTCTTGGTCCTCAACAATATTTTCGCATTGGTTGTTTACAACTATTTTGTCTCTTCCTTTTAGCTTTGCAACCTTGGTGTTATTTGGAATGTTTGAACCAGTAACAATACTTCCAACACTTATGCCCCTATTACTAACAAGTGTAATTTGTTTGCTTGGACTTCCCGACGGAATTGCTACAACTACCCTGGCTTCAAGCTCTTTTCTTGGCTTATCGTTAAACAGGTAGTCTGCATCCATAAACATTCCAAAAATATTGTCATCGTTTTTCCAGTGTGTACCCTCAATACCTGCGTTATGTGTAACTATGTTTGTACTGAATTGACCACGACCATGCTTGTTTACTGCACCGTTTTTAAGTCTAGTCCTTGCAATTCCGTTCTCAGTATATGATTCATAGAATGGCTCTGCAAAAATTCTTACACGTCCAGTTGGATACATCTTTCCATTAAATGGAATTTGTGCAAAATAGTCTTGATATTCCTGAACGTTGTTTATCCAAACGTTACTTGAACTGTCTTCTATGTTAAAGGTCATACTGCCAGTTGCCGTTGCAGGATTAGACAAAGTAATTGTTGTGGTTACTACTATCGCATTCTCTCCGTATACATCAACGATTGATTTTGTTTGTGTTACTGAAGATATGGTTGTATTGGCTGCAATGTTTCCGTCGCCAGAGACTTTTACAATCTTTTGACCAGGCTTTACGTTTTTAAATATTCTAGACACAGTTGTAATTGTGGTGTTGCCACTAGTAGTATTTGCTACTAGATCGGATCCAATCAATGCTTTTGCAACGTTATACTCTACTGCATCAAACTTAATCATTTCTCCGTTTGAATAAAAGTATCCATTGTATCTTGGTATCCAATAAATTCCTTCGCCCATGTCCATAATATTATTAACTATTTGATTATTTTCTACCGTTGGAATAGCATTAGAAAGATTTGAGTTAAGAGGAATAGCGGATAGAACATATGATCCCTGACTTGCTTTTTGTTCGTTGATCGACTTTGAATTTTCACTAGGCTCAATTTCCCAAAGTAGCACTGGCTTATACTGCCAATTTTTTTCTTTGTCAACAAAAGAAGCTTGGTCGATTTCTCCGTAACTTTTTTGAATGTATCGAGAAGTATATTTAATTGAGCCATCATTAAATATGTTTTTGTCTACTGAGCCAATAGATTTGATATTAGACAATGGAACAGCAGTGTTTGCTGTTTGATTATTTAGGATACCATTCTTAATAAAGTCTGTTGTTCCATACAGAGTAAAGTTAATTTCTTGATTTGGATTGTTTGGCTGACGATCCCCAGGATTTGGCATCATGTACCTCTTGCTCATAAGAATAAAGTTATTGTATTCATCAAAGAACATGGCTGTTTGAGTTGATACCGCCAAGTCCTCTAGCACCTGTGCAACAGTTGTATCTGGTGCAACAAAGAAAAACGGTATGATCGGATCTTTATCATTGGGTGACTTGTAGTATTGGTAATTTGAAAATCCAATAGAATCCATAAGCATTGCGATAGCATAGCTCAAAGAAACATTGGTTAGTAAAAGTTGTGGGGCAATAAGTGACTCAAAGTGCAAGAACATGTCTCGTAGCTCAATTGTTGCCATTCTAGAGTTGTTGTCAAATTCTGGAAACGATTCTGCATACAGTGTTTTAATTGGAACATAGTACCATTTTGAAGTATCTTCCATGTCTTCTTTAATTACTTCAAAAAATTTTAGCTGCAAGTTTCTATTTATAAAATTAGCGATTACGCTTCCAGTTGGATTTAAAACTGAAATTTGATTGTTTTTATTTAGAACCTGATCATAATCTGCTATTGTAATAGACCCAGTTGATGCTAGTAGTTGTCCGACTGGCATACCGCTCCTGCCTAAATCTGAAGCTACCTTGCTAACTCTGTATTCTTTTGTAATTGAAGAAAAGTCTGCAACAAGTCGTGGGGACATCTCAATAAGTTCAAAAGGAACATCTCGTCTACTCATTGTCTTTACTACAATTCTTAGACCTCTAATAAACATAAACTCTTCATATTCACCAATTTGATGTGGTGGACCAAGCTCTACAACGCCACCAAGCTTTGTCATAATTGCTGTGTCGCTTGACTGTGCCTGTGAGCCAAGATACCAAGCATAGTCGTCTCCAGTTTTGCCGTAGTGCAACTCAATATAGCCATCTCTTGAAACAACTGGGAGGTTACCAATCTTGCCAGTTGGATAAAGTGTTCCAAAGTCTACCGCATCTCGCCAAGTAAGAGTTCCTGTGTCAGCGTTTTCTTCAAGGTATTGAATTTTCCAATCCATTGGAACTGTTCTGTTTTGAATAGTATTAATGTCGTCAAATAATGGGTCTGTAACCATTTGATAGAAACCTGAATTAACTGGATCTTGTTTTACCGAACCAACATGTGTTTGCATTTTAACAATGATTCTGTTTGTTGGAATCTTTTCTTTATATACAATGAATGGTGCTACATCGTCAATAAGATATGTGGTTAATGCTTCGGATACTACACATGCTTTAGCAGATATTCCTCTTTCTACCGATACGTTTCCAGACTTTTCCTGCCTAAAGGATGTCCAATATTTAAACTTGTCTTCTTTATCTGAAACATAATAACGAGGTCTGCTCATCATGTCTGGACCGTCACTATGCGAATATCTAAAGTTTACAATATCTCCATAAGCTATTGCTTTGTTGATTCCAGATCTTGGTCTAAATCTATTGAAACAGTCTTCTAAAGAAAATAAAAGTTTTTTTCTTTCTTGAATAGAAGTAAAAACAACTGGATTGTTGCTTGTGTCAATACCGCCATCAATCACAACATCTGAGTCTGTTGCCCCTGTGTAAGCGTTTAAAGCGTCTGTAGGATCATACGTCGTTGTAATAACTCCAAAGTTTGCAGTGGTTGGGCTTAGAATGCTTGTTCGGTATCTGTAGTTTCCTATTGCATCAAAATTTTCTGCATAGTTCATATTAATTTCAGCAAGGATTAACGACTCACCATGAACAGTTGCAGATGTTTCTAGGTGGGATTGGAGATTGCTGTTTATGAACATTATACCTCTTCTAGTGTAACAGAAACGTTATAGTAATCGAAGTTGTTTGCTCCACGCTTTTCAACAGAATAAGAAAAGTCTGCGATATACATTTCAACACCTTCGTTGTATACATCTAAATATCCATATGGATTAGCTTCTTCTTCAAAGTTATTATACTTGTCATAGGCAAGATATACCCAGAATGGTCCAGTGTGATTTTCATACCAGTTTAGAATCTCCACCCCACCTGCACCGCCATCTACTGTGTACTGAAACTCTGCAGTGTTTGCAGGGTTTTTGGGATTGGTTACTCTATCAATAAATGGGTTTTGTGGAAGACCAGTCGATGAGCTAAAGAGAGGATCTCCAGCAAATGATCTTGAAGGTAGCATTTCCCAAGAAACAGAAATTGACATTTTGTCTGCAGTGTGATAAGAACGCATACGACCATTAATCATTCGATCTCTTGTTTCAATTCTTATTTTACTAACTTCAATTGGAGAACGGTTGTGGTCTGAAAGAATCAAAATAGTTGATTGACCTGTTATTGTGGCTGGTACTGTAAGTGCATCATAAGTGTCTTCGCTTTCAGTCCACATCATTCCCTGTGGTCTGCTGTATTTTTGTCTGCCGTCAAAGTATCCCATTATGGTCTATTACCCCTTATTCTGTAAGAATCTGTACGCTTTACGCTTTGTGCTACTGCTCGTGCAATCTGGTCTGGATTTGCATCTGTGCTAACGTTTACGCTGATACTATAATTATACACGCCTGAAGATGGGTTATTTCCATTATTAATTTTTTCTAGGTTCTTTACCCCAAAATTTTTGACGGCAGGTCGTTTAATAACAAACTCTCCAGGAGTAAGCATGGCAGGAATTGTATCTGAGCCTAATGGCTGACCACCGTCAGCGAGGTAGGACATAACCTTACCACCAACAGAATACCTCTTCATCATTCCCCCCATAGCATAACCCTTCATCATGCCTCCACTTGCGGCAGTCTTATATTCACGCATTGCAATCTGCATACTAAGCTTATCGATCAGTGCCTGAAGAGACTTTCTTGATTTGCCACCAATAGAGATGTTATCGATTTCAGATTGTCT